AGAACGCTGGAAAACTGCTTTCAACAAATTTGAAGATATTGAAACCGACGTTAAAGAAATCAACACCAAACTAGACTCTGGCACAAAAACAATTATTGGACTACTTATAGGATTAGTTGCTAGTATAATAACATTGATAGTAAGAGGTTTATTTTAAAATGATGATGCGTCCTATGGCTTTCGGCTTTGATGGCGTCCATAATTTTGATGGCAGCAGAATATCAGAAGTTGGTCAAAGACAAGCCCCACAGCTAAATCTAAATTTAACTCAGGAAGGTAACAATGAACCTCAACCACAAATGTACACAACTGGTACTTCTGAATTAATGGAAAGAATGAGGCAAAGACAAGCTTCACAGTTAAATCCAAATGCTTTTCAACAGAACAGAATTGGCAATTACAACCTGCAAAGACGCAACCCAGTTGCACAGCTAATACCCGGCACGGGAACTCCTCCACCTCAAACAGGATTGACAGGTGCTGAGTTATTAGAGCTATCAGACGAAGAACTACAAAGGTATATACCTAGAAGAAATATTTCACAAGGGGTTGGAGCTACTCGTACAACCTATGATGCCACACCAAGTCCAGAAGATTTTAGAGCACAAATACAAGAACAAATGAACCCAAAGCCGGGTGATAGAGGCTTTGGTATGGATAGAAGATACAACCCAATTGATTCAACTCCTCAAGATAATCAACAGGCTATACAAGATAGACAAAGAGATATAGCCCAAGTACAGCCCTACAGTCAATCGCCTTTTTCTTTTGGCTTAGGTTCATTGGGTTATGGCGGTTTCAGTCCCTATGGTGGTGGTTTTAGTCCCTTTGGTATGATGGGCGGTTATGGTGGCATGGGAGGCTATGGTGGCGGCTATGGTGGTATGATGGGCGGTTTCAGTCCCTTTGGTGGCTATGGCGGTGGCTATGGCGGCATGATGGGTGGGTTTAGTCCTTTTGGTGGTTATGGTGGCTTTAGTCCTTTCGGTGGCGGCATTTATGGTGGTGGTATTTATAATTTGCCTCAAGCCCAACAAGCTCCTCAGCAACAACAAGCTCCTCAACAACCAGCACAACAGCAAGCCAATCCTTTTGGCAATAGTATCAAACAACAATATGCCCAACCTGCTATGCAGGGCGGTTTATTTCAATAATGTGGCAAGACACCAAATTAAAACTTATTGACCAATTAAAAGTCCATGAAGGCTTTCGTTCAACTGCATACAAAGATACTGAAGGTTTACTAACTATTGGTATTGGCCGTTTAATAGATGAAGGCGGTGGCATAACTCCAGAAGAAGCAGAATTTTTATTAGACAACGATATAGAAAGATGTCGTGCCGTCTTAGAAAGAAACTTACATTTTTACAGCAAGCTTTCTGAAACCAGAAAAATAGTTTTACTAGATATGTATTTCAACTTGGGCAACAGATTGTTTGGTTTTAAAAAGACACTTAAATACATCGAAAAAGGTGATTTTGCTAAAGCTGCAGAAGAAATGCTGGATAGCAAATGGGCAGGTCAGGTAGGTGAACGAGCACAACGTTTATCTGAAATGATGAAGAACGATGAGTCCGAATCTTAAAATTGGTTTAGCCGGAGAATACTTAGCAGCATCGCATTTAGCCAGATACTTTGACCAAATATATCCGGCAGCATCGGGTTCCAGATTTGATTTTTTATGTCAATCGGATATACAGGTCAAAGTACAAGTAAAAACTTCTGACTCAATATTTGCTCATCATGGTTCCGATTGGGTGCGTTGGGACATCAAAAAGAAAAAGTCGGGCACTAAGAAGTACAGGGTTTACGACGGCAATGAAGTCGATATTTTTGCCTTTGTTTACCTCTCTCGTGATAAAGTTATATTTCAACCTAACTATAAACTAGGGAAAACCTTTCAAAAAAAGGTAGAATATATAAAAAAAGTAGAAACTCAATTAACATTGAGTCAATCAGTTGAAGTAATAAGAGATATTAAGAATGCCATTAACGAAAATATTGTTCAAACCGGGAATCGACAAGGAAGGGACAGCATACACCAACGAGGGTGGTTGGTTTGATGTCAACTTAGTTCGTTTTAGAAAAGGCTTTGCTGAAAAGTTTAAAGGTTGGGAACGTTTATCAGACAACACATATTTAGGCAATGCCCGTGCCCTGCATCCATGGACATCTCTTGAGGGTACCAAATATTTAGGTTTAGGAAGTCAATTAAAATACTACATTAACGAAGGTAATAGCTTCAACGACATTACCCCTATTAGAAACACAACTGCAGCGGGTGATGTAACTTTTGCTGCTGTTAATGGCGATGCTACGCTTACCGTTTCCGACACAGCACATGGTGCCGTACAAAACGATTTTGTTACTTTTTCAGGTGCTTCTAGCTTGGGTGGCAATATAACAGACACTGTACTTAATCAAGAATATCAAATAGCAACCATTATTGATGCCAACAGTTATACCATTGAAGCCAAAGATACCGACGGCAATACTGTATTAGCCGATGGTTCTGATACAGGAAATGGTGGAGCTAGTGTAGTCGGCACTTACCAAATAAATGTTGGTCTTGATATATATGTGCCTTCTACTGGTTGGGGTATCGGTACTTGGGGTGCTGGTGGTTTTGGTTCAGTAACAAGTTTAACAACCACCAACCAATTAAGAACTTGGTCGCATGATAATTTTGGTGAGAACTTAATTATTAATGTCAGAGCTGGTGGTATTTATCAATGGACAGAAAACGATGGTGTTGATACTAGAGCTGTAGAATTATCGCAAATATCAGGTGCCAACTTAGTACCAACGGTTGCCAATCAAATCATTACTTCAGAAAAAGACAGACACTTAATTGTTTTAGGAGTTGACCCAATATCGGGTGGAGCTAGAACTGGTGTTATTGACCCTATGCTTGTTGCTTTCTCTGACCAAGAAAATGCTTTGGAGTTTGAGCCTTTATCAACCAATACAGCAGGTTCATTAAGATTGTCTTCAGGTTCACAAATAATTGGTGCAGTCAAATCACGTCAAGAAATAGTTATCTTTACCGATACATCGGTTTATTCAATGCAGTTTATTGGACCACCATTTACCTTTGGTATTAATTTAATTAACCAATCTACTGGTCTAATAGCTCCGAAAGCTGCTATTACGACACCAGTTGGCATATTCTTTATGTCATTCAATGACTTTTATGTTTACAACGGTGCTGTACGTCAAGTGCCATGCACTGTTTTAGATTACGTGTTTTCTGATATTAATTTAGGCCAAGCTTTTAAAATATTTGCTTTCTCCAATAATGCCGAATCCGAAGTAGGTTGGTTCTATCCATCCTCTTCTTCTGATGAGATAGACCGTTACGTTATTTACAACTATGAAAATAGCACATGGACCTTTGGACAACTCTTGCGTTATGCATGGATTGATGCCGATGTGGAAAACTTCCCAAGAGCAACAGCCAACAACTTATTGTATCGTCAAGAGATTGGTTTCAATGACGATGGTCAACCAATGGAAAACGTCTTCATAGAATCCGCTGATTTTGATATTGGTGATGGCGAACAATTGCAATACATCAAACGCATCATTCCTGATATTAAGTTTTTAAATAATGCTTCAGATGGTGAATTAGAAATGGTCCTTAAAATGCGTAACTTCCCCGGTGACTCTTTATCAACAAAAGCAACTGTAAGTGTTGGTAGCACCACTCAACAAAATTTTGTGCGTGGTCGTGGTCGTCAAGCAGTGGTGCGTTTTCAATCCAAAGACTCCAATGGCAATTCTGAAAACGATAATACTGGATGGCGTATTGGTGCAACCAGAATTGACATCAAACCAGACGGCAGAAGATGAGCAAACTTTTACCCACAAGATTACCTCTGGCCTTTGATGAGGTAACACCAGAATTATTCAATCGTTTGGTCAGGATATTAGAAATCAATTTAGGTGAGTTTGACCCTGACAATGTCAGACAAATGACAACAGCAGAGCGTGACCAATCTTTTTTTAATGCTGGTTCTTTGATATTCAATGTCGATGAAGATGTCTTACAATGCTACGATGGCACCAGATGGCGTAATTTATTTGATAGTCAATTCTACGTCAACAACGATACTGGATTTGCTCTTACCGCATCACTAGGCACAGTAACTGTTACCACAGCTTGATATACTTGCTTTTTTATAAGAAAATAAAGGCTCAGATTATATATCTGCCTACATCGACATAGTTCGCCAAAATTAAAATCACGTGTAATGAGTATTATTGACAAATTAATTGAACCAGTCGCAAATATTGTTGACAAATTTGTTGAGGACAAAGACCTTAAGTTAAGATTAACTTATGAGCTTAAAAGTGAGCTTCATAAAGCCAATATGGCACAAATTGAAGTTAACAGAGAGCAGGCTAAACACTCTTCTTTATTTGTAGCTGGAGCAAGACCTTCTATCATGTGGATATGTGCTTTAGGTCTTTTTTGGAGTTTCTTTTTAGCTCCTTTACTCAGCTGGTTTCTGGTAGTATCAGGTTCTGATGCACCTTTACCAGAAATAGATACTGAGGGTTTAATGACTTTGACATTAGCACTGTTAGGATTAGGCGGAATGCGTAGTTATGAAAAAGTAAACAATGTAGCTAGAAAGAGCATGAAAGAATGAATGAAGGTATATTAACAGTAGAAAAAAAAGTAATGCGATTTGGTCCGCAGGCAGGAATGCAAAATCGTCTTATGGATATGGTTGGTTCTATTAGAAACCAAGAAAGAGAAAGAGCATTACAACAACGCAACGTTTTATTAAACAGACAAAATTTTGAATATGGCGGTTTAGCCGGCATTAACAGACAACAAGCCCTAAGTGGTGGTGCACCAATGGATACTGAATTGGTAGCCGTCACCCC